GATATGCGACTTATCCGAGATGTTATGATATATTTAGGGTCCCTTGGGGCCCCCTATTTAGGATCATATTTTATGGACGATGAAATGGTACGACTTGAGAATTTTGACGATGCTATCCTTGGCCGCGGACACCGGTGCGGGGATAAAACGGTACTGGTTTATGATGTCGAAAAATGTATTGATATACTAATGGAGAACAGCGAGCCGCGGATGGATAGAGATGAAGCGATGGAGTTTTTTGACTTCAATGTGTTTAATGCTTACTTTGGTCCGGGGACCCCTATCTTTTTGACGAATCCTGAGAATGACGGCTGACACAGAACTTGAAGAGCGTCGTCTGAAGCTTGAGCTTCGGTTGGCGCAGATAGAGCGGTTGGAGAAATGCCAGAATAGTTTTCTGCCGTTTGTGAAATCGCTTTGGCCAGAATTTATTGCTGGGACCCACCATAAGATTATTGCCGACAAGCTTGAGCGAGTTGCTCGTGGCGAGTTGAAGCGTCTGATTGTGAATATGCCGCCGAGGCATACGAAATCTGAATTTGCTAGTTTTTTGTTTCCGGCGTGGATGGTGGGCCGCAATCCGGCGATGAAGATTATTCAGGCGACGCATACGACGGAGTTAGCGGTTAACTTTGGTAGGAAGGTCAAGAACCTTCTGGAACGTGACGATTACTTGGAGATTTTTCCTGATGCTAAATTATCCTCTGATTCAAAAGCTTCTGGACGTTGGGATACGGCTCGTGGTGGTATGTATTACGCTGTTGGGGTTGGTTCTAATCTCGCTGGTCGTGGTGCTGACTTGTGTATTATTGATGACCCACACTCTGAGCAGACGGCTATGTCTACTACGGGTTTCGATGATGCGTGGGATTGGTACACGGGCGGGCCGCGGCAACGTTTACAGCCCGGAGGGTCGATCATACTGGTGATGACCCGGTGGCACGAAAAGGATTTGACGGGTCAGTTAGTGCGGTCCATGGCCCGCGATCCTTTGGCGGATCAGTGGGAAGTTGTGGAGTTTCCGATGGAGTTGCCGTCTGGCGACCCGGTGTGGCCGGAGTATTGGAGCATGGAGGATTTGACCGCGGTCAAGGCTTCGATACCTCCGAGCAAGTGGAACGCGCAGTATCAGCAGAATCCGACGGGTGAGGAGAACTCGATTCTGAAGCGGGAGTGGTGGAAGGTTTGGGAGAAGGATTCGGTCCCGCAATTGGAGTATGTTATCCAGAGTTATGATACGGCGTTTTCCAAGAAGGAGTCGGCTGACTACAGTGCGATTACCACGTGGGGCGTGTTTTATCCGAATGAGGGTGGAAGTGGTCCGAATTTGATTTTGTTGGACAGTAAGAAGGGCCGTTGGGATTTTCCGGAGTTGAAAGAGGTTGCGTATGAGGCGTATAAGTTTTGGGACCCTGAGACGGTTATTATTGAGGCGAAGGCGAGCGGTATGCCTTTGACGCACGAATTGCGGAATATGGGGATACCTGTGGTAAACTTTACGCCATCAAGGGGTAATGATAAGCTATCGAGGGTTCATAGTATCGCACCGCTTTTGGAGAGCGGGATGGTATGGGTTCCGGATGCATCTTGGGCCGAGGAGTTGGTTGAAGAATGCGCCGCATTCCCTAATGGTGAGCACGACGACTTGGTGGATAGTACCACGCAGGCGTTGATGCGTTACCGTCAGGGAAATTTTGTTCAGTTGCCTTCTGACGATTTTGAAGACGAAGACGATATGCGGGTTACGGTTGCATACTACGGGTAATATCATATGACCGAAGACGAAATTTATGATGCCTTGGTTGGGTTAGGATCTAGTTTTTCTGACGCTCAGGGTACTCAGTTCTATCAGTCTGCTTTTGCTTTAGCGCAAAACAGCGGATATGACATGGACGTTTTTGACAAGGCCGTAAGCCGGTACTTTGCTACCCGTGGTTTTGACTTCTCTCCGTCCCAGTGGGACCCGGATAAGATGAAGTTTGTCTCTACCAACTTTAGCAACGACGGTCCTGCCGGAGCTACCGACAGAAGTATTTATACCGATTCTAACGGTAACCCTATCTTTCCAAACGTTAAATCTAAACGAGTAGGCCAGCCTGACTACGATACCGGAACGGATGGAATAACCAGCGTCATTCCTCCTCGCTTAACGCTAGATGACATCCGGGTCGCGGGCCGTCCTTTGATGACTGCGGAAGAAAGACAGCAGTATTTGCCCTCGCAAGAACGTCGCTGGTGGGAAGTGGAGCAACGTCCCGCTTATTCCCCTACCCCCGGTCCAATGCTAAATTTTGATAAGCTACCACCTATAACACCCCAGCCAGAGGCAGAGGCAGAGGCACAGCCGAGAGCTTTAAGCACTCAAGAAACTATTGCAAACATTATCAACACGTCTCCCCGGGGAGAGATCGCGGCCCAGCGTATTACTGACTATGCCGCATCACAAGGTTTGTCTCGTCAAGACATTGCGGGTGCTTTGACTCCGGATATTACCGCAAAGTTTGGTATTAGCGGTCCGGTGTCCGCGAACCAAGTAGGGCAATACTTAACCCGAACAAATATGTCCATTGATCCCTTATCGCGGATCTCGGACCCAAACAGACAGCTAGAGTATTTAGCTTCGGACCAAGGTGCAGTAGGCAAAGGTGATTACACCCAAGAGGAACGTGCTTTTCGTATAGCGGATGAAGCGCGTAGGCAAGGTTTAGATATGAATGAAGTATCCGAAAGATTAGGTATAAATTTGACAGGATTTGCTAACGGTGGCGAAGCTGGCGGCATAGGATCTATGCTTTATGGTCTAGGTGAGCGTTTTCAGGATCTTTTCAAGCCTTCTGGCCAGAAAGCTCTAGAAAGCATGACGACCGATGATCTGGAAAATATGACTATCCAGCAGGCTAAGAGTGCTATGGAGACTTACGAGCGCATGATGAAAGAGGCCGGTAATGATCAAGAAGCCATACGACGAGCACAGATGATTTACAAAGCTGAGACAGATAACATTTCTGACGATACGATGATGAAAGCGGTAGAAGAACTGCGCATTGATCGTAATCGTACAGGGACGGCCCCCTTTGCGCAGGGCGGGATTGTGGACGATCGGACCACGGCCCTGAATCAGCGTTACGGCGGATTAGGTTCTATGACCAACCAGATGGGCGGCATGATCAATAGTGACATGGTGTCTTCAATTGACCGCATTATGGAGCGTCAAAGGGGTTAAATATGGCAGAGAATAATCGCCCAATGGCTTCTCTGATGGATAGGTCTTCTGACGATCCTATGCTGATTGATGCAGAAGATGACATTGAAATAGAGTCTCCCGGCACGTTAATGATGTCGGGCACTGCTCCAGAAGGCATCGAGATTGAGATAGATGAGGAAGGCGGGGCAATCATTGATTTTGACCCTACTGCCGCAAATGTTGATGAGGGCGATTTTTATCGTAATCTGGCCGAAGAACTATCAAATTCTGACTTGGGAGTCATTTCTAACGAGCTACTGGCTGAGTATGATTCCTGCAAATCTTCTCGACATGATTGGGAAGAAACGTATTCCAAAGGTTTGGAGCTACTTGGTTTTACTTACAAAGAAAAAACCGAGCCTTTCCGGGGAGCCACGGGTGTAACCCACCCGGTTCTAGCTGAAGCCGCTACGCAGTTTCAGGCACAAGCGTTTAATGAGCTCTTGCCTGCTGGGGGCCCCGTGCGCACTGCCGTTATGGGTGCTCCAGATAAAGAGAAGTCCGACCAAGCCAATCGCGTCAAGGAGTTTATGAACTACTACTTGACTAACGTGATGGAAGAATACACACCTGAGTTTGATCAGATGCTGTTTTACTTGCCCTTGGCCGGTTCTGCTTTCAAAAAGATTTACTATGATGAGGCTTTGGAACGAGCCGTAAGTACGTTTGTTCCTGCAGAAAACCTTATCGTTCCTTACGAAGCGACTAATCTAGAAACGTCGCCTTTGATTGCTCAAATTGTACCGATGTCCGCGAATGATCTGCGGAAAAGACAGGTGGCGGGGTTCTATTTAGATATACCCGTTACCCCTGCACAGGAAGAAACGAACGACATAACCCAAGAAATTGATAAAATTCAAGGGGTTACACCATCCACGATCAATTATGACTGCACTTTGTTAGAGTTCCACGTGGAACTTGATCTTCCCGGCTTTGAAGACACCGGAGAAGACGACGAAATGACAGGGATAAAACTGCCGTATATTGTGACAATTAGCCAAGATAATGGCCAGATTCTCGCAATTAGGCGGAATTATCGTGAAGATGATCCTATGCGCAATAAGATTCAATACTTTGTGCATTACAAGTTTCTTCCCGGGCTCGGCTTTTATGGCCTTGGCCTAATCCATACAATTGGCGGCCTATCTCGCACGGCTACAGCGGCTTTAAGACAGCTTATTGATGCAGGCACGTTGTCCAACTTACCGGCGGGCTTTAAAGCCCGGGGTCTTCGCATACGTGAAGACAGCGAACCACTCCAGCCCGGTGAGTTTAGAGATGTCGATGCGCCGGGAGGAGCCATACGTGACAGTTTGATGCCGTTGCCTTTCAAAGGCCCGGACAATACGCTGTTTAACTTGCTTGGTTTTGTTGTGGGTGCGGCACAAAGGTTTGCCACCATTACCGATCTGAAGGTTGGCGATGGTAATCAGCAAGCCGCGGTAGGCACCACAGTAGCTATGTTGGAACAAGGGACTCGTGTAATGAGTGCCATCCACAAGCGTCTGCACTATGCCATGCGCATAGAGTTCAAGCTATTAGCCAGAGTGATGGCCGATTACTTGCCGCAGGAATACCCGTATTCTGTGGCCGGTGGTGACCAAAGCATCATGGCGGCAGACTTTGATGACCGTGTGGACGTTGTTCCCGTATCTAATCCAAACATATTCTCTCAAGCCCAGCGCATTGCTTTAGCACAATCTCAGCTAGAGATGGCCATGCAGGCCCCGCAGTTGCACAACCAGCATGAAGCTTTCCGTCGTATGTACGAGGCTCTTGGGGTTAGGGACATTGACAAGATTCTACAGGCTCCTCCAGAGCAAGAGCCTGTGCCTAAAGATCCGGCGCAAGAGCACATCGACGTGCTTGATAACATTGGTTTGAAAGCCTTTGAGGGTCAGGACCACGATGCCCATATCATGGCGCATTTGACGTTTATGGCCTCTGGGGTAGTTCAAAGCACCGTTGGGTTAGCTGTAGCTCTGCAGAAGCACGTTTTAGAGCACATAAAGCTTAAAGCCAGAGAACAAGTGGCTATGGCCTTTATGCAACAAAACGGTAACCAGCAGGTTACTGAAGAGCAGATGCTTGATATTGAGACACAGACCGCACAACTGATCGCACAGGAAATGCAGAATGTTCGCCAAATGAGCCAGCAGATTATGGGCGGTGGACAGGGTGGTGATCCGTTGATCGCGCTTAAAGAGCAGGAGCTCAATATTAAAGCACAGGCTACCGAGGCTGACATAGCTGAAGGACAGCAGAAACTGGATCTTGAGAGGCAGAAGATGGCTCAGAGAGACAGGCAGTTTGATGATCGTCTGCAGAGTCAAGAACAGCTATCCAGAGAAAAGATACAAGCATCAACCCAGCGCGAGATTATGCGCAATCAAAACAGAGGGCAATAGAATGAGTTCTGTAAAAATAGTAACTGGCACCGTTGAAGCTCCTGCGGCTAAGAACTATGCCGATATAAAAGGTCAGGGCAAAATACCATACGCCAAGACAACCGACGAAAAGACCCCGAGCATTGGTGAAGGCACCATGTTTAAGGGTAAAAAGCGCGGCATGGGCGCGGCAGAGCGTGGCGGCAAGTATAGTTCTTGTTAAGTTATGCCACTAAAAACAGGTAAAGGTCAAAAGACCATTAGCTCCAACATAAGTAAGTTGCGGGATGAGGGCTATAAGCAGGATCAAGCAGTCGCTATAGCTCTTAGCAAGGCAGGGAAGTCGCCGAAGAAGATGTCACAGGGAGGTCCGGTAAAAGGATTTAGCCCGATAGTTCGGGTAAAACAACGGTTTCAAGGAATTTTTTGAACGCGATTTGCTTTTTCTGAGAAAAAAGCATGATAGAAGTTGTAGCCGCTTTGAGCGCGGCAAATGCCGCTTTTAGTGCCCTCAAAACTGGCGTAGATAAGGGCAAAGAACTGCATGAAATGGCAGGCACTTTATCTAAGTTTTTTGAGGCAAATGAGCAGATATCAGAAGCCAGCATTGAAAATAAGGAGGTTTCTACAACTGCTAAATTAGTTGCGGGTAAGAGTATTGAGCAACAGGCACTTGAGATTTCTCTGGCTAAAAAACGAGCCGCTACGTTAGAGAAAGAGCTTCGAGAGTATCTGATTTATACCGGTCAAGGTGACTTTTACCGGGATATGCTTAAACAACGCAGAATATTGAAACAGCGTAAGTTAGAGGCGGCAAGAGCCGCCGCGAAGCGTAAAAGCGACATGACAGACATAGCGGTTGCCGTAGTTGGTATGTGTATAGTTGTTGGAGCTTTGACACTAATGGTTAAAATTTTTACTGAGTTAGGGTAGGAACACGTTATGGCCGTAGCAAAAAAGAAAGTCGCAAAAAAGAAAGTAGCCAAGAAAAAAGGGGCTAGATTACCATCCGCCCAGCAACGTATGGAGCTTCACGAGACTGAGTGCGCTTTGCGCTACAAGGCCATTGAAGAGCGACTTGAATCGGGTAGCCAGAAGTTTGACAAACTTGAAAGGCTGGTTTGGGGCCTATATCCTTTTGTAATTTTCTTATATGCGGTTGAAAAGTTTGGGGCTTCATGATGAAACTTGACCCGGTTCTTCTAAACACTGCCCGTAGGTACTCCATGCTGGCCTACGATGATGCTATCCCCGATGCCATAAAAATAGAATCAAAGCTAACCTCCACCACAGCGTATTTCGCGCAACGTAAATCCATAGACATAATAGCCTTCAGAGGCACTCAGCAGGGCCGAGATTGGCTTACTGATGCTTTTGTCGTGCCTGTGCCCTATGCGGGAAGACTTTGCCATGGCGGCTTTACGCTGGCCCATAAGAGTGTCTGGAAACAGATAGTGCCTATGATAGATTGGAACAAACGGACTCTTATCTGTGGCCACAGTTTAGGTGGTGCGCTGGCCGAGTTGTCATGTGCCAAGATCCACAAAAAACACCCGAATTTAAATCTAGTCACTTTTGGCAAGCCAAACACCTTTTTTAAGGGCTTTAAACGCCCCATGGAGCTCGACAAACAGATTTCAGTGGTTCAGGGTAGCGATATGGTAGCAAGGGTGCCACGGCTCTGCTACGGCCCCAGCGTGAGCCAAACAATGCTTTACTTTGCAAACACCGGGGATGATTGGATTGACCCGGATGCTTATTTTCGTAAAAACGACAGGAGCATAAGAGACGCTATTTCTGATCATATGATGGATGGATACGCAGAAAGACTGAAACAGTTCTTAAAAAACCAAGGAAAGAAATGATGAGAATATTACTTTGTACGATTGTTTTGCTTTGTGCTGGATGTACTTCGGTAGAACAGGTGATGGAAAACAAAGAGTTGTATTGTTCTGGGGTTTACAAAGGCACTAGGGCCGTGGGCAGGTCAATCCTGTCTGCTACTACAGGGGTTGTTGTCCCTGACGTTTGCGACACCATCGACGATATAGTCGCTGAAGAAAATGGCGTTTAAACTCAAAGGGTTACTAAAACTTGTAGCCCCTACTGTCGGCACCGCTATCGGTGGTCCTATGGGTGGCATGGCGGCAAAAGCCGTCGCACAGGTACTGGACTGTCCGCCTGAACCAGAAGCCATTGAGGAAGCCCTAGAGAACGCACCGCCGGAGAAGCTTGAGCAGGTAAAGCAGGTAGATAAAGATTTCGCTCTCAAGATGAAACAGCTGGACATAGACCTTTATGCTAGAGAGGTAGATGACCGAAAAGATGCTCGTAAAGCGTTTGCCAGAGACTTAACCCCCAAAATGTTCTGCATTCTTGCCCTTGTTCTTTACGGGGTGTACGTAATGACCGTAACTATCATGCCTCACGATCAGAACGACGAGACGATAATCTCGCTAGTTTTAGGTCAGCTATCCGGTATTTTGGGCACCTGCGCGGCTTTTTTCTATGGAGGAAAAGGGCGCGGTGGATAAGCTAATCGAGATGCTACGTCGCCATGAAGGGGTAGAGCACAAGGTTTATTTGGATACTGAGGGCCTTGAAACCATAGGCGTTGGACGAAATATCTCGGCTACAGGGCTGGGATTGTCAGACGATGAGGTGGATTATCTTCTTCAGAACGATATTACGCGGGTTGAGGATGAGCTCGATCGCACTTTCCCATGGTTTGCTGATTTAAACGACGCTCGTCGAGATGCCATGATTTCGTTGGGATTTAATCTAGGGTTGCCAAGACTTTTAAAATTTAAAAACGCTTTAGCTTCTATGAGCGAAGGATCTTTTGAGGAAGCGGCAGATCATTTTTTGGACAGTAGATGGGCAACGCAAGTAAAAGGTCGAGCTATTGAGCTCACAGATATGATTAGGTCTGGAAACTATGTTTGAGTATCAAGCCACCATTTTAAGAGTCGTAGACGGTGACACGGTAGATGTGGATATAGATCTAGGCTTTGATATGTGGCTTAAAAAGCAACGTATTCGTCTAGCAGGGGTAGATACTCCAGAATCTAGGACTAGAGACAAAAAAGAGAAAGAATGTGGCTTATTGGCCAAGAAATTTGTCGAAGAAAACCTTATGGTTGGCTATAAATACACCTTAAAAACCAAAGAAAAGGGTAAATATGGCCGATATTTGGGTACTTTTTCATGTCCTCACGGCGATATTTGCGAGCTTTTAATATCTAATTTCCATGCTGTCCCATACTTTGGACAAAGCAAGAAAGATATACAGCTGTCCCACTTAGAAAACCGTAAGAGGTTGATAGAAAAAGGGTTGTTATCGAAATAGTATAAGATATACTACGATTTTATTATAAAACACAAGGAGGTGTTATGGATGGATTCCGGGTTGTCCAATTCATTCAAAAAACCATTAATGAACGAAAAGCATCCGTATTAACTATTTTAGAAAACGATGGAATTAACTCCATGGAGCAATATAGGACGCTCATGGGGGAGTTAAATTCTTTAAATTACATCGCACAGGAACTCTCGAGCCTACTCGAAAAACAGGAGCAATTAGATGATTGATTTACCTGCGCATATTGCTGAAGAGCGAAAGAAAGAAAAAGAAAACACGGAAGATAGTGCTTATGTAGCACCTGAACAACGTGTTTTAGACCCTTCCAAACTAAAGAAATCTTTGATTGATCGTATGCCTACCCCTACGGGATGGCGTATGTTGATCTTACCCTATCGAGGCAGAGCTACCACTGACGGGGGCATTGTCATTCCTGAAAAGATACTAGACGACGGTCAAATACAGACGGTGGTCGGATATGTCTTGAAGCAAGGTCCTTTGGTCTATAAAGACGAAGATAAATTTCCAAATGGCCCGTGGTGTCAGGAAAAAGATTGGGTTGTTTTTGCACGTTACGCGGGATCACGTTTTCGTATAGACGGTGGCGAAGTTCGTATCATTAATGATGATGAGATCTTGGCCACAATAAACGATCCTGAAGATATTATTAGTTTTTAAGGGGCTAAATCATGGCTGAAGAAATTGTAGAAAACGAAGAAACGGTTGATTTGGATACATCCGATACTGAAGAAGTAGAGGTTGAGCTTCCAGAAGAAACTGATAATTCTGATCAGGAAGAAGAACCGTTACAGGCAGAGGAATCTGCAGAAAAAGACGACGAACACGAGCAATACAGCGCGTCTGTCCAAAAGAGGATAGACCGTCTAACTAAGAAGATGCGAGAGGCAGAGCGTCAGCGCGAGGAAGCCTTGAGCTATGCTCAGAACGTTAAGAAAGAGGCCGAGGAGCTAAAAACTCGCGTTAAAAGCTTAGACGAAGGCTACATGACCGAATATGGTAGTAGGCTTGGCATAGAGCAACAGCAGGTGGAGGCCGAGCTAAAACGTGCCGTTGATTTAGGGGATTCTACTGCTACTGTAGCCGCGCAGAAAAGACTTACGGAACTTGCTGTGGCCGCGGATAGGTATAATGAAGCTAAAAGAGCTCAAGAAGCTAGGTCGGCGTATGAAAAACAACAGCCGCCGCCTGCAGAACCGCCTCAACCGCGCAGACCAGACCCGAAGGCCGAGGATTGGGCTTCTAAAAACTCATGGTTTGGTCAAGACGAGGCTATGACCTTTGCCGCGTTTGGTATACACAAGAAACTTGTAGAAGATGAACAGTTTGACCCCAAGAGCGATGAGTATTATAGTGAGCTTGATACTCGTATGCGAACTGAGTTCCCTCACAAGTTTACGAATGAAAATTCCACTGCTACGGCTAAAAAACCCGTCCAAAACGTAGCTGGTGGCTCTCGCTCTTCAGCGAGATCTGGACGCACACGGAAACTCACACCAAGCCAAGTTGCAATAGCAAAGAAATTAGGTGTGCCACTTGAAGAATACGCGAAATACGTTAAATAGGAGACGAAAATGACCAAGAAAACTGAACAAACAGGATTTGAGGGTATTGATCGTTCTCCTCGCGCAAAAAATTCTAGGGAGAAAGAGCAAAGGCGTAAGCCTTGGGCTCCCCCCTCTGCGTTAGATGCACCACCTGCACCCGAAGGGTACATACACCGTTGGATAAGGGCTGAAGTGCGCGGTTTTGATGACCGTAAAAACATTTCTGCTCGAATGAGAGAAGGTTATGAGTTAGTTCGCGCTGACGAATATCCTGATTTTGAAGCTCCGGTGATTGATTCAGGTAGATTTGAAGGTGTTTTTGGCGTTGGAGGTTTGATTCTCGCAAGACTTCCAGTAGAAACGGTTGCAGAGCGGACGCAGTATTTCCGTGAAAAGAGCCAAGATCTAATGGAAGCCGTTGATCAGGATATGATGCGAGAAAATGCTCATAATACAATGACGATTACTAAACCTGATCGTCAATCTCGTGTAACTTTTGGTGGCCCACGTAAACAGTAGGTCACCCTATAGGAAGGAGAATTCCTCATGGCAAATCAATCAACTGCCTACGGTCTTCGTCCTATCGGGCTAGTTGGTAGCGGTGCAAACACTACTGGTGTTACCCAGTATGAAATTGCCTCTAACAACACCAATGCTATTTATCAGTATTCCATAGTCGTTCCTTTGGCGGCTGGAGTAATTGATCAGGCTGGCGATACTGCCGGTGGTACTACTCAGGCATTGGGTGTTCTGATGGGTGTCGAATACCATGATTCGGTTCAAAAGAAACCGGTTTGGCTTAACTATTGGCCCGGTTCGGGTTCAGTCAGCGTAGACACAAACTACCCTGTAAAGGCGTATGTGGCTGACAACCCAAATCAACTCTTTAAAGTAGCTTCAGACGCTTCATTGACAGACCGCGCTACTGCACTTGCAACTGTGTTTGCAAATGCATCTCTCGGTACGTCTGCCCGTAGTGGTTCGTCCAATACTGGCGTAGCAAGTGGAGCACTGTCCGTTTCTTCTGTAAACACTACAGCAACTCTGCCTTTGCGCATTGTTGGGATTATGGACGATGCTTCTAACAGCGATTATACCGCCGCAGGTATACCGCTGATGGTACGTCTGAACGCACATTTCAACGCTGGAACTCGCAGGTTTGATTCTCAGACCACTGCGGATTCCACCGGCATTTAAGGGGGTTTAACCATGGCTATTTCTCGCGCTCAATTAGCGAAAGAGCTAGAACCCGGACTAAATGCCTTGTTCGGGATGGAATACGATCGTTACGATAGAGAACACGCCGAAATTTTCGACGAAGAGTCCTCTGATCGTGCGTTTGAGGAAGAACAGATGCTGTCTGGTTTTGGATCTGCTCCGGTTAAATCCGAGGGTGGAGCCATTACTTATGACGACGCGCAGGAAACTTACACTGCTCGTTACACGCACGAGACTATCTCTCTTGCGTTTAGCATCACGGAAGAAGCTGTTGAGGATAACCTCTACGACCGTTTGGCGGGACGTTACACACGTGCTCTGGCACGTTCAATGTCTCAGACTAAGCAGGTTAAGGCCGCTTCTGTACTTAACAATGCTTTTGATACCAACTACCCAGTTGGTGATGGAGCCGCTCTGTGTTCATCTGCTCACCCTTCGTTGAGCGGAAACCAGCGTAACCAGCTGTCAACTGCCGCTGACCTCAATGAGACTTCTCTTGAGCAGATGCTGATTGACATTGCTAGTTTGACTGATGAGCGTGGTCTGAAGATTGCTGTACGCGGCATGAAGCTGATAATTCCAAAAGAACTGCAGTTTATTGCAGAAAGGGTTATCAACTCCAACCTGCGTCCCGGCACTGCAGACAACGATCTGAACGCTATGAAGTCCATGGGAATGATCCCAGACGGCGCAGTGGTCAATCATTTCTTGACTGACACTGATGCGTACTTCATAAAGACAGACGCTCCTAATGGTTTCAAACTCTTCCAGCGCACTCCTATTAAGACTGCAATGGAAGGTGACTTTGACACCGGCAATATGCGCTTCAAGGCTCGTGAAAGGTACTCCTTTGGTGTATCTGATTGGAGAGCCGTTTTCGGTACTCCCGGAGCCGCGTAATCTCTTATCTGAGATGGGGAAAGGCGGCGTTTGCCGCCTTTTCTTTTTTGGGGTATAGTTAAATTTGGGCACCAATTAGTTTCGTAGACAGGTTCTTGCCCGCCTGACGTTGCACAGACTACGAAACCAAACCTTGTGCAAGAGGTAATTCTAATGGCTTCAACCACTTTTTCAGGTCCGGTAACAAGCACTAATGGCTTCATTAATGGTTCCGGCTCTCTCGTAACTGTAGACGCTGACGTAACTCTCACTTCTGCTAACCACGCTGGTCGCACAATGCTTCTGGACGTTGCTAGTGGGGCTACTGTTACTCTTCCTGCGGCTACAGGAACAGGTAATATCTACAAGTTTTTTGTAAAAACCACTGTAACCTCGAATGATTATATTATTCAGGTAGCAAGCTCTGATGACACCATGGCTGGTGTAGCTATCGTTGCAAACGATGGCGGCAACACCGCTTCTATCTTTGAAACTGTGGCGGCTTCTGACACGATTACGCTTGATGGTTCGACCACAGGCGGTATTCTTGGCGGCCAAATTGAACTTCAGGACGTTTATTCCGGTAAATTTTCTGTGGTCATTCGTCAAGCCGCTACCGGCACAGAAGCTACACCGTTCTCAGCCGCTGTTTAATAGGGGGTTATGATGGGAAAGCTCAACAACAAGTCAGGGGCTAAAAAGCCTGTGAAAAAAACTGCGCCTAAAAAGGCCGCTAAAAAAACAGGAGCTAAGTAATGGCTAACTCAGACGTTAAAGCAAAGCGTCTGACAGGAACGGGCGCGGCCTCAGTAGGTCGTGCTCGGTTACGTCAGGTGCAGGTTCTTGTAGGAGCCGGTGCCGGTAGATTAACGTTTACAGACGGAAACGGGGGCTCTACGGTAGTCGATTTAGACTTTGTACAGTCCTCTACTCACTCTGTAAATATTCCAGACGAAGGTCTGTTATTTACCGACGATGTTTATGTAAGTGCCGCGACAAATGTAACGGCATTAACTATTTTCTATAGCTAGGGTAAGACTATGTCACGTGAAGTCTCGTCCATAACCAGAATAGGAACTTCGGAACCTTTTGAGTTACAGGTTTCACGTGGTCAAATTGCATATCACGAGTTTGTTCACAAATTTGGCTATAATCCAAGTATTGCGAATTCAAACGAGACTGTTTGGTCACAAGGCGGCTTATATGTTTATCCTACAGCCGCTTCCACCATGTATATTTCTAGCAGTTCCACCGCGGACACCTCTGCGGGGACAGGAGCTAGAACGGCCACTGTGTCTGGGTTAGACGCAAATTTTGACCAAATAAGTGAAACTGTTTCGCTAAACGGTCAAACAGGGGTTCAGTTAAACGGTGCTTTGAACTGGTATCGCGTCAATCGTATTGTTGTAAACACTGCCGGATCTGGCGGAGCTAATGCAGGCGTCTTGTATGTAGGTACAGAAGCAACGCCTTCGGGCGGTGTTCCAACAAATAAATATGCCACAGTTTCCATTGGTGACAACCAAACCCTCATGTGTCTCTGGACTGTTCCAAGAGGTTACACTGCGTATCTTCACCAAAAAGATGTTTCAGCCTCCTCCTCTGCTGGCAAGTTTGCTATCTTTACGTTGGTGGCAAGACCTGACGGTGGTGTATTTAATGTTAAGGACCGGGTGACCTTAGCCAATAACTCAACCAGTATTCCGTATTGGAACCCAATTGCTTTTTCCGAAAAAACAGATATTGAAGTCCGCGCAGAGGCTGATTCTGCGGGCGGCACAATTACAGCTTCTGCGACGATGGATATAACTTATATAAAAAA